CGATCGAGCGTCTGCTGCGAGTTCGGCGCTGCCTGCATCAGCCAGGCCGGCGGTGCCGGCGGCACTGGGCATTGCGGGGCAGAAAGCTTTGATGCGCAGCCGGTAACTGCCATCAGCAACAGCAAGCTGCAGAGTGTTGATTTGAGCGCGGGCACGATTCAGTTCCTCGGTGTGGTGGGTGTCGAGCTGGTCACGCGCTGCTAACTGATCGCGGGCCAGGCGCGCCGACTCTCGCTCGGTGTACAGATCTGCAGTGGCGTCGACCAAATCAGCGCGGGCAGCGACGAGCTGGTTGCCCTGGTACTCGAAAGCGCACCAGGTCAGCAGACCGACCACCAGCAAAAACAGGGCAAGGCGCAGCGGGCTGACGGTCATTTCAGGCAAAGCCTCATTTCGGCCAGCCGGCGGTTGTGCAGGCCACGAACAAAGGTCTTGCGACCGTCGGCACCACTCACATAGCTCCAGGCCGGCGTGGTGCCATCGGAGGCAAACGCCAACGCCTTGCAACCCTCGGCAACACGGCCTGCGTTAATCAGGCTCACGGCGCGACTCGCGCACGTCATCGGCACGCCGAAGTTGTGGCCGTGACTGCTTAACGCGTCGAACGTGTTCTGCCCTATCGTCTGATTGGTCAGACAGTCGGCCAGGCTCATCTGGCCCTTGGCGACAACCAGCTCTTCCACCTCAGCGCAGCGCGAGTCAGACCAGTAATCACCCACCACGACCGGATCCGGGCTGGTATGGCGCGTGATGCCTTTGCAGACCGTGGGCAGACCGCCGGCCAGCTTGTCGGCGTACACCACGTTCTGGCCGTTGCCTTCCCATGTCCCCAGGAACGCAGTCAACGTGCCGCTGCAGAGCAGCAGCAAGCCTGCGGTGATCTTGACGCGCAGACTCATGGCTTGACCCTCCAGTCCCGCAGCATCTGGCGGTATTTGGGGACCAGCAGCACGATCTGCAGCACCATGTAAAAAGCGGTCAGCATGTAGGCCACTGCCGACCAGTCGACAGCACCGGTTGCGCCCGTGGCGGCAACGCCGATGGCAGGCGACGCTTTCACCAGGGCAATGGCGGTGTCCTGGGCGGCCTGGCTCGTACTCATGAGCGCCCCCCTTTTTCGGCCAGGCTCTGGCAAGGCACGCAACGGGTCATGCCGCCGAGCGCCTGGCGCGCCAATGGGATCTCCTTGTCGCAGTCCACACAGTGGGTGAGGCTTGGCCCGCTCGCTCGCGGCTTGGCCAGCTGGGCAGCAATGGCCTGGTCGCGTTGACGCTGCTCCAGAGCCTGCGCACGATCGAACGGGCAGACCATTACGTCAGGCCCTCGATCTCAGCAGCCGCCAGGTATGGCACGCCGTTGATCTTGATGAAGTCCGGGCTGGTGACGTCGAACGGCACCTTGTGGGTGTTTTTCGCCCCGCCCTTCGGATCGATGCTCAGCAGGCTGGAAACGCGGACCTTGCAACCGAACGCCTCGATGCGCAGTTCCTCTTCGCCGGCCTTGGCAAAGAAGACGATGTCGAACGGCTCCAGCTCGCGGAAACTGCCCGCAGTCTTGGCCTGTTCGATAAGCAGATTGAAGTTGGTGGTGTCCAGCTCCAGTTCGCCGGCTGCAGCGACATCGCCGTCGACGTGCCCGTTGGGCACACCCTTGGTCTGGGCCACGGTGCTGTTGTCCGTGATGTCGATGGTGCCGGCCTCGACGTGAACGAGCAGATCGCCCAGGTTCACGTCGAAGTTCTTACCGCCAATTTTTGCGGCCATGGGTTACTCCGAATCCGTAACGGAAAGGTCCAGCGCGATGTTCGCGGTCAGGTCTTTCGGGCAGTTGAGGGGGCGCAGCTTGAGGTAGGCCACGACAGAGGTTTTGCTCGTCCAGGTCAGCACGATGTCGCCGTCCTTGGGCTGCTCGATCTCGCCCGGAAATACCTGGCCGGCGAACTTGGTGGACTTGGCCATCGCGCGCAGCGGGGCCATCAACTTGGACGTGGTGGTCGCCATGCTGTTGGCCGAACTGTTGAGGGTGCGATCGCCCACATAGCGGATCAGCAGAGCGCGCACGCGGCGGGCTGCCTTGTCCACGACACGCAGGTTCTCGATCACCTGGAAGTCACTGCCGGGGGTATCCAGCAGGTTGCCGTCGCCCCAGTAGGTGCCCGGATAGTCCGGGTAGGTCTGCGGGACAGAAAGACGCGCTGCGTCGAGCTGCGAAAGCACCGCAGTGCTCAGCGGAATGCCGTCCATGTCCTTGGGTTCAGCGCCCAGGCCCAGGATCGCTCCGGTGGCCACGCGCATCGGAGTGTCGGCAATGCTCACAGCGGCATTGGCCAGTCGACCGGCCAGCACGCCCAGGTTGTTGCCGTGCAGTTGCGGTACCGGCAGAACGCGAGGCGCAGCCAGGCCGTCGACAATGGCTTTCTGCTCGACGACGTAAGCGCTCCAGCTCAGCTGCGGGGCAATGCCGGCAGTGGCGGCCAGCACGAAGACACGGCGTCCCAGCTTGTTGCTCAGATCATTGGCCGCAACGTGCATCGCTGAAAGCTCGGCCTGTTTGGTCACCGGGTTGACGATCACCACCGCCTCGAAGGAATAACTGCGGGTGGCGCTCTCAAGCGCCTGTTGCCAGGTGGTTTCGCCTGCGATCGGAGCGGCGATGCAGGCCCAGCGATCGCCGCCGTTGCTGCGTGCTGCCAGGATCTGGGTTTTCAGGTCGCTGTCCGCAACGCCCAGCTGGACGTCCAGATCACTTTGGGTGTCCAACGGGACCAGCTTGCCGACGTTCTTGGCGGCAGGACCGATGAATAGGAAAAAGCGTTCGATCTCGCTCACGGCACCCTGGCCGAGGTTGAGATTGTTTACGCTGACTTTGCCGAGTGCCATAAAGCGGTGCCTCGTTAGCGGGGTGAATTAAGGATTTGTTGCAGCACCAGGTTCACCAGTTGGCTGGTTTCGCTGTCGCTGGCACCGAGGAACTGACGCGCAGGCAGCTGGATGTTCCAGCTTTGCGCACCGGTGGATTCGGCTCGTTGGTCGTCCAGGACGCGGATCAGCAATCCCGCCCGGGCGTAGTTCAGGTGTTGCTGGATCCACGCCACGGATGGGCGGGTCAGGGTCTTTTTGCCTTCCTGCCGGGTTTTGAAACCCAGCCGGCGCAGGGTCTTGGCCTGCTTTTCCGTAGCGGCGGTGCCAGGCGGAACCTTGTTCCACTGGCGCATCTGCGCGGCGGTGCGCCGTTCGGACACGCCGTTGTGCTGCTGCGAGGCAACCCAGCGGGTCAGCGTGTTACGCCAGCCCAGTTCCGCTTCGGTACCGGTCAGGCGAGTGACATCGAGCAGCTTGCCCAGGCCGGTTTCCATCTTCTTCTTGCCCTTGGACGTGTCCTTGCGGGCAGCGAACGGAGTTCCATTCAGGTTCTGCTGGTTGCGGATCCGCTGGCGGCTCAGACTGCGCACGCGCTTGGCCACGTTGTTCAACAGACGTCTGCGCTTGGGCGTCGGAAGCTCCATCAAAGCCAGCAGGTCCTGGGCTTCGAGCATGCCGCGAATGTCCAGATCAAATGCCATGACCGGTCACCTCGCCGCTCTCAGCCACCCACAGTTCGAACGGCACGAACGACCAGGTATTGTCGAACGCCTCGATCTCGCCGGCAGGATCCTCGGCCAGGTACTGCGCTTCGGTGAACTGCAGCTTGATGTCGACGTCGGCAAGGTCGTTGTCGAGCATGACCACGTCGAACACCACGTTTGGCAGACCGTCGCGGTCCTGGTCGTGGGTTTCCAGCCAGCTGCCTACCAGGGCAAACAGGCGCGCCGGGTGGTCCGCGAACCGTTCGATCGAGATGGTCGCGCCGTAATTCATGTCACCCATGTGCATGCCTTGGGTGTCAGGTTTCCAGATCAGCTCCACCTGCACCTGGTCGGTCCAGCTGTCGAGCTGCTCAGGGGCAACCAATTGGCGTTCGAGCAGGTAGGCGGTCAACGCCTTGAGCTTGATCACAGCAGCGCCGCCGTGATGCGGCCACGGCCCTGCAGCGACCGCACGGCGGCCTGGCTGAAAGCGAGGAAGGTTTCGGATCGCTCTGGCAGTTCCTTGCCCACGTTTTCGGCGCTTTCTCGGCGATTCACCGTGGCGAACTGAGTCAGCAGGCTGGCTTTGGCGCGGCTGTAGACGGCGCGCTTATAGGTCGCCGCTTGAAAGGTGCGCTCTGGCAGGATGGTGGTGTCTGCGGATTCAACGTTGGACACGCCAGCGCCCTGCCAGCGCGCTTTTAACTTGGCCAGGTCGGTATTGACCTCGACCATGGCCATGTTCAGATCGGCGGCCAGCATCTCTACCAGATACTCCGCCGGCAGGCGGTAACCCTTCTGAAACTCGGTCACAGAGAGATCAGGCCAAAAGCCGTCGTTCTCGATCGCTTGTTCCACAAAGGTGGTGGGTTTCCCGGAAAAGCTCATTGCTGGCCGCTCAAATAGGGGCGGGAAAACTGTTTCAGTGGGTCAGGGCCATAAAATGGTTGGCTCACATCCACAGTTTCTCGCCGGGGGGGTAGTCGGTTATTCGTTGCCGTTGCGGGCGTTTTCGTTGGCTTGTGCTTTGGCCAGCGCCTTGCGGCAGTCAGCCAGGCGCGTCCCTACGCCAATGCTTTCGTAGAGCTGTTCGGCCCGTTCGAAGTGGTGAATAGCTACAGGCCAGTCCTTGCGATGCAGCGCGATCATTCCCAACAACTTGTGGTAGCGCGCCGGAATGCGCTCGAACAGCTCCCATTCACCGTCGACACGGGGCAGCAGGTTGGAAACGTAGGGTTCCGGGCTGCGCCTGGCCTTGAATTCCGACTCGGCCCAATCGATCACCTCGTCTGCAACAAAGGTCGGAATGTCACGGTTGAAGCGCTCAGGCAGTGCCTGGCCCTGGGACATGGCGAAGTCGGCCAGCTCCAGACCCTGCGTGAACTGCTCGGTGTCGAACAACCAGATCAGGACGTACACCAGCACCGAGTTCTGGAAATTCAATTCCGAATCGCGATACCGCTGGACGTACTCCTGGTACTTGGGCAGCAGCTCATTGCGCTTGAGCAATTGGCGCTGCTCACGGCTGTTGATCGCGCTGATTCGCTCCAGATCGCCCGCCAAGGCGTCTTCCATCAACTTCAAGTGCTTGCGGGCATTGGCGGGGCTGGAAAGCGCGGTATCAGCCGAATAAGCCATCTGGGCACCGGCGATCGCAGCCGCTGGGCCTTCTGCGATCAAGCGGCGTTTGTGCGCCAGTGCCAGGCTCATGCTTTCACCAATTCGACGTTTTCAGTCATGGCGAACTTTTCCAGCTGCTCGATCACATAGCCTTCGTTACGGCTGTTGTAATCCTCGACGCGGGAGCGCTTCGGGTTATCGATGGTTTGCTTGCGCCAGCTGGAATCCTGGAAGTAGATCGACAAGTTGTCGAAGCTGGTGACCACCACGGCGTTGACCGGGAAGAACGGCACGCTGAAGCTCGGCAGACCGCCATAGGTCGCGATGACCTGAGCGTCTTCGATGCGTTCTTTCTCGGTTGGCAGATCGCCTTGTTTGGCGTACAGCTTGGCTTTGTCAGCCGCCAGCAGGTCACTGCCGATGATTGCGATCAGGTCGCCGCCATCACGAACGCGCTCGTCGACCATCTGCTTGGTGTCATGCACCAGGGCGTCGAGGTTGGCATAGTCACCACCTTCGCCCAGCGTCACCTTTCCAGCGACCTTGCCTTCCTTGAGAACCTGCTCCGGGATCTGTTCGCGAGCGATCTGCAACCAGCCCTTGTTCACGTCCTGCAGCATCGGGAATTCAGTGAGGTTGGTCTGCGGCGCGGCTTTGAGACCGTGGAAACCAATCATCAGACGGTCGAGTGCGATCTGCTTCTGCACAGCAGAGGAGTAACGCTGCTGGAAGTCCGGGAACTTGGCCCAGGCGTCGATCTTGGCGTAAGGCAGGCTCACGTCAGATTCGGTGGAATACAGCTCGTACTGACTGTCATCCAGCGCCGATGCGTCCTTAGCTTCGCGATCGGTGGTCTTGGTGTTGGTGCGACCGGTCACAGGACCAGAGACGCCCAGAAATACCTTTTGCCCCTTGATCTCGGTCACGCCGATGACGTTGATGCGCTGCAGGAAATCGGACTTGTGGGTGATCGCCTCGTTGAGTTCCTGGGCAATCGAAGGCTCGACGCTGAACGTCTTGCTGGCCAGCTCGACACCATAGGATTCAGCCAGGGAAATCTGCAGGGCAGCGAACATCTTTGCGCCGTATGCGCTCAGTGACTGGGCCATGTCAGAGTACCCGCTTCGGTTTAGGGTCAGCGGCACCAGTGGTGCGTGACAGGTGGCGGCCTTCCGGCTTGTCCAGCAACGCGCTGAACTGGGCCTGCAGCTTGTTCATGCCGGCCAGCACTGCAGCGTTGGTCGAGCCTTTGCGGCTCAACTGTTTCTCTTCTTCAGCGGTGGCCACGATGCCGTCGACTGCCGTCTGCACGTCATCGATCGGAGCCTGATCAGGTTCAGGAGGGGCTTCTGCGAAACTGTCGATCAGTGCCTGAATGCCGGCGGCGACGATCAGTTGCTGTTCGATCAAGGCCTGCAGCGCTTTGGCTGTAGCTTCATCCATTGGGGGTTTGCTCTCGGTAGGGGTTTGCGGGGTGGTTTCGGCAGGCACTTCTTCAATGCCAAAGCGCTTGAACAGGCCGGTGAACAAGCTGAATAACTTGGCTACGTCGCCCTGCGGCTCTTCCTCTTTCAGCGGGCCGATCTCTACAGCCGCCGCGTAATGCACGGGCTTGCCGGTCTTGCGGGAGAAATAGAGTTCCTGGGTGCCCAGGCTCGCCGGCGAGTCGGTGACGGCCAGACCGGTCAGATAGGCCTTGCCGGTGGTGGCAAAGTCCGGGGTGATCTCGATGCTGGTGAAGAGCTTTTCACCCTGGTCATTGAGCCAAAGCAGCTTGTCGTTAGGTTTCAACTGCGCTTCCAGTGCAACCTGACCAGGCGCTAGGCCGTCGACGTCTTCGATCAGACGCACGGCGAATACGGTGCCGTAGGAGCCTGGCCAGCGGTCATGTTCGGACCAGATGGTGGCCGTGTAAGTGGCGGTGCTGTACGTCTCGGCGATGTCACGCAGTTCCTGGGGCGTGATGACGCGACCATCTACGGTAGGACCGCTGGTGGCGACGCGTTTCCAGAAGCTGACAAGGGAACGGGGCATGGGAAGAACTGCGCTCATCGGTAAGTTGAGGCCCCAAGATAGGGAGCCGCAACGCCTCTAACAAACGGTTTACTTTCGCGCTTCTCCTATATTTGATTTATAGGAGAAACACGGATTTTAACTGCACGTTTTCCGCGTTTTCGCCGCATAGACTGCGGCCCATGTACTACTCAACCGAAGTCAAAGAAGCCGCCAAACGCCTGTTTCTGCGCCGTCACAAGGCCAAGGAAATTCAGGCGCAGTTGAACCTGCCCAACATCCGGATCGTGTACCACTGGATTCGCGTTGGTGGCTGGGAAGACATGCTGACGGATGAAGAACCGCTGACCGCCGTCAGCCGGCGTATCACCTTGCTTCTGGAGAAAGCCGACTCGCTGACCAAGGGCGAGCTGGACGAACTGGACCGGTTGACGACCGTTCGCGAACGCCTGGTTAAGCAGTGTGTAAAGCCGGTGGTTGCGCCGGTTCGTGATGACCAGGGCGACGATGGCCATCGCCGCGATGATCAACGCGGTGAGCGTCGGGAGCGTGGCAAGCGCGACGGCAAGAAGCGGGAAAAGAAGGTCAAGAACGACGTAAGCGAGCTGCGCGAAGTGGACTTTCTCGACAAGTTCATCAGCAAAATGTACGGCTACCAGAAAGAGCTGTTCGCCGCGAAACAGAACCCGCTGACCGCCAGGATCCGGAACATCCTCAAAAGCCGCCAGGTGGGCCTGACCTACTACTTCGCCGGCGAAGCTTTCATGGACGC